ACTATTGCCGTTCCCCATCTAGCATTATACACTATGTAATAATCATTCCTAATTTTACAAAAAGTACAATCTGTATTATTGACTTTATACGGATTGTAAAGTATAATATAATCATAGGGAGCGAAAGGCACGAATGATGCTCCTAAGCCGTGGTCAGGCGCGTGAAGCGTTACGGATAGGTTTGCGTGACTGCTAGCTCATTTCCTTTCGCCACCCTTAACATGGTAGAACTCTTTAATAGTAACGGAAAACTGGTCATTGGCCGTTAATGGGGTTGTGCCCATTTCTACCACCAAAAGCCGCGCCAACACGCCTGTTAGCTTGATGGTTACATAGGTTTGCCATTTCTCCTACTCCGCCATCCAAAAGGACAAAGGGTCGAGTTCTCGGCTTAATATTAAATATGAAAGGAGTGTATTACAATGTCGATGTGGTGGGACTTAAAGAACACATTATCTTATAATGCGCTCTTTAATTTTGTAGTCGGTTCTCGTGGTTGTGGTAAAACTTATGGCTTTAAGAAATGGGCTGCTGAAGATTTTATCAAGAACGGGAATCAATTTATTTATATTCGTCGCTATAAAACTGAAATGAACAAAAAAGCCAAAGAAAATTTCTGGGCTGCTGTTGCTCATGAATTTCCTGACCACGAGTTAAAGGGAACACCTGAGGGAGCTTATTATATAGACGGTAAACTTGCTGGCCAAACCAGATATATTTCCTCTGCTAAATCCGAAGAACTCCCACTCGTTAATAAAATTTGCTTTGACGAATTTATCTCTATGGACGAAAGCCATCATGGTTATCTTAAAGATGAAGTAACATTTTTCTGTGAATTATACGAAACTATTGCTCGTATGCGCAGAGTGGTTGTGTTCTTCTTTGGTAACGCTGTTACGTGGGCAAATCCCTATTTCACAGAATTCGATATTAAAAAGCCAATTAACAAAAAGCAAATCGCTACAACTAGAGAGGGCTTAGTCTTAATTCAAATTGCTAACAATGAAGAGTACATTGAAGCAAAAGAGAAAACCGACTTTGGCCGTTTGATGAAAGGCAGCAAGTTTGGTAAATACGCAGTTCATAATGAATTTTATCTTGATAGTGTAGTTGGCATTGCTAAGAAAACTCCTGAAGCTAAATATCAATTCGGTTTTAAGATTCATGATGACTATTTAGGTTTATGGGTAGACTTCTCTTCCGGTAAATGTTATCTTTCCAGAAAATACAGTCCAGGTAGTGGCATAATTTATGCGTTGACAAATGATGACCATGATTATAACACCATTTTGATTGCACGCACTCCACGTCCTAACTGGTTATTATATATAATTAAACAATATCGGTTGGGGGGTCTGTACTGTGAAGATGAAATAATTAGGCGATACCTGATGGACATTTTGAAGATTGTAGGTGTATAATGTTAGGAGTTGAGTTTATGCCCTTTGTTATTGTTCTGGGTTTTATCACATTTGACATTCTAACAGGGCTGATTAAAGCAAAGCACGATGGTTCTTATAATTCCAGTATCATGCGTGAGGGTGGTTATCACAAGTGCATGGAAATTCTTGCAGTGGTAGGCTCTTATGGTATTGAATACGCAATGCAATATGTTGACCTTGGTATTCAAATTCCCCTTGTAGGTGCTGTTGTAACTTACATCTGTATCATGGAACTTATCAGCATTATGGAGAATATGTGTGCTGTAAATCCTGAACTTTCTGCTCTGTTTAAGCCTTACCTAGAAAAACTTAAAGGAGATGAAGAAAATGAGGAAATCAAACGGTGATGTTCTTTTTTGCTGGCCTTTAGAGAAGCATATTATCACAGCTGGTTGGACTTATAATAACGGTTCTGCACATCATGCTATTGACCTGCGTGCTGCTCTATGTACACCCGTTTATGCAGCCGAGGATGGTGTCGTAAATCAGGTACAGAGCTGGGATGGTAGAACTAAAACTGGGATGCAGTCTTATGGCAACATGGTTAGAATTAGGCATAACAATTATAATGGTTCTAAGTTGGAAACACGTTATGCACACCTTAAAGAATCTCTTGTCAAAAACGGTCAACACGTTTACGAGGGTCAGCTTATTGGGTATTCTGGCGCAACTGGTAATTGCTATGGAGCACACCTTCATTTTGAAGTAATTTATCATGATTGTCGTGTTAATCCCCTGAACTGGTTGGATAACAATTTTATTTGTGCTACACAGACAGTAATGAAACATCTTGGTAGTTATACCTCTGTTCCTAGAGAATCTACTAAAGGTGACTACATTAAGATTCACGCAACTGGCGTTGATATGCAAGCAATTATTGCCCTCTGTGAGAATCTTAAACTTACTTATGAACGGAGTAATAAATAATGAAAACACGTGACGAAATTTCTGCAATGCTCGGTGGTTTTGTCGATGCTAAACCTGATGAACAAGGAACTCTAATTGCTGGCGTTCTTGATGAATTTGATGAATGTCGCAATGAAGCAGAACAATTTAGTAAAGGTTGTCCAGATGGTGCATCTAACTGGCATGAAGCTTATGATAATCTGCGCAAAGATTATGTTAAAGCATTTCTGAATGATGACAATAAGCCGAATGACGATTATCAAAAACCTAATGGCAATGCAATTACCATTGATGAAGCTGCACACGCATTTGTCAAGAAAATGTTTGGTAGAAAGTAGGTAATAAAACATGAGCAGACCTTTTAGTTACAATGATGAAAATTTTACTGTAATCGGCAATGTACTTTTTTTGCCATATTTTAGTTACCCATCCAATTGATAAGGATCATCCTATTATAGAAGTCCCACCAGCGATTTTTGATCGCATAATTTATTATTCAGCAACTTTTAGTCAGGTACCATCATCTCTAGGTACATCTAAGGTTTATAATGTTACTATGTATGTAAAAACAGCAGAGGATGGAAAACATTATTTTATTCTATTGGTAACATTACACTTGTTGACTATTACTTAGTTGGCTACTATATTCTTAAAGATATTTAAGGAGATGATTATTTATGGCCTATTCCTTCCACAACCAGAGAATGAGTACCCTCTCCAATGTTCTGGTTATCCATACCGCTCTTGATAAGGGCGAAACTTCCGATACTACCGCATTTACAATTCCCAGTGAAGTAATGGCTCGTGTTATGAAAACTGGCTATGGTAAATTTGTAGTTACCAATTCTATTCCTTGTCTTCGTGTAGTTCTTGCAGATGGCACCATTTCTAGTGCTACTGTCACTTCCGCTGGTGTTGTAACTCTAACCGCTGCCTCTAAAGGCAAACTTATTATTGATGGTACACTTGACATTGAGTGTAACTATTAAAGAAAGAAGGTAATTTATTATGGCAAGTGCTGCTGTTGGTATTATTCAGGCTGTATTTGGTAGTGATGCTACTTTTGGTGGCGCTCCTCAGATTGAAAACACTACTGAATCTATTAAATCCGCATGGACGTTTATCAATTCTTACGAACCCCGTTTAAACTATTTCTGTAATGCTCTGGTTGACCGTATTGGCCTGACCGTTATGCGTTACATTTCTTTTGAAGATCCTTGGCAGGTTTTTGATAAGGGTGTTCTTGGCACTGGCGCTACTGTTCAGGAAATTTATGTGATGATGCAGAAAGCAACCCCCTACTTCTCTGCTGACCGCGCTACTAATGATGAAGTTATGAAAGCTGAATTTGGTAGCGACCCTGCCGAAGTTTACACTGCTTACCATGCTGTGAATTCTCGTATTAAGTATAAGGTAACTGTCAACCGTGAAGCTCTGGAAACTGCTTTCATGAGTGAAGCTAACCTGTCTGCCTTTGTTCAGAACATCATCGACCAGATTTATAAGCCTGCTGAACTGGATGCTTTCATCATGAAGAAGTATCTGCTGTATCAGCTGGTAAAGAACAATAAGCTCAAGAAAGTAACTGTTGCTGCTGTTACTGATGAAGCTTCCGGTAAGACCCTGGTTAAGAAGTTCCGCCAGATTTATGGCAAGATGAAGTTCATTTCTAAGGAATATAACGCTGCTGGTATTCCTATGAATACTCCGGCTGAACGTCTGTACACTATTGTTCCTGTTGACATTTCTGCTTCTATTGATGTTGATGTTCTGGCAAGCGCATTTAACATGGATAAGGCAGATTTCATGGGTCATCGTCTGGAAGTTGACAGCTTTGCTCTTAATGAGTATGAAGTGGAACGGCTGGAACACCTGCTTACTGGTAATGACCCCTCTGGTTCTGGTGCTGTTACCATTGCAACTGGTGGCGATAAGACCTATACTCACGTTACCCCTGACGATGAAGATATGGCCGCTATTCAGGCACTTATGGTTGACCGTGACTTCTTCCAGATTTACACTAAGCTGAACACCATGCGTGAAACTGACCTTGGTTCTACTCTGGATTGGAATTACTTCCATCACATCTGGCGTATTTATTCTGCATCTCCGTTTGCAAACGCTGTGCAGTTTACTACTAAGGCTTGATAATTGACACTTTCTTAAGCTAATAGGCTTTTCCTCCTAAGACGTGGGGCGCGCATACGATATCACGCGTTGCTTATATGGCAGTTTACAAACAATGTATCACTGACCAAAGCACAATTAGAGTTTCAGCAGGTTATCCACATTATTCTGATGGTTCAGTTCATGGCGGTATTGACACAGTACACACAAATCATCAATCTTATGCACCAATGGCAGGTACGGTTGAAACAGCCCATACTTGGCAAGGCGGTACGACTGGTAACGATTCTTGGGGCAACTACATTGTAGTTAAAATGAGCGATAATAGCTATTGGCTTGCAGCTCATTTTGTTAGTCAGATTCATAGTGTTGGTGAAACAATTACTCGTGGTCAATATATTGGAGAGCAAGGACAAACAGGTAATGCCAGCGGTATTCATACGCACTGGGAATATTGGATAGGTGGTTATGGTACAGCATATAGAACTGACCCCTCTGCTATTCTTGGTATTCCTAATGAAGTAGGTACATGGGATGTTGAATGGGATGCTACAAATCCACCAACACCACCCGGCCCCGGCCCTACTCCTACAGTTAAACGCAAACTTCCTATTTGGATGATGTGTAAACCACCCTACAGATTTTGAAAGGAGCAAGAACAATGCCCAATATGCAACTTTATATCTGTAAGGGTATCCCTACAGATAAAACCTATAATCATGTGCTTAGGTTTCAGTCTGATTCTTCTCGTTTTGCTTATTTTACTTCTAAATCTGTTCTTCATCTTACCAATTACACCTATCAGCGTTTAGAGCATTACCTGTCTGTCGGCGTTAATGCAGAAACAATTGAACCGTGTAATTATATCGTATTTCAGAACGCTGACTTTTCTAATAAATGGTATTATGCCTTTATTGATAGGGTAGAATATGTTGCTAACGAAACCAGCAGAATTTATTTCACGATTGATGTTATGCAGACTTGGTTTAATCAGGTAACATTACAGCCTTGTTTTATTGAGCGTTCTCATACGAATACCGATGAAATTGGTGATAACATTATCAATGATGAACTAGATACAGGCCCATATATTGACGATATTCAGCAGTACATTGACTTTGATAAGCGTATCTGTATTGTTACCACATTCGATAAACCTGAAAAAGATTCCGCTCCTGCATCTGGCTCTTTACGATTTGGTATCTATTCAGGCTGTAAAGAAAACTTTTTTACTACAGCAGAATCCGCTAACGCTTTTATTGCTAAGGCTGTAGAAGCAGGGCAAGCGCCTGATGGCATTTTGGGAATTTATATGGTTCCCCTTACCTTTGATAGTGGTAAGTATGATAAGACTTTTGTAGTTCCTAATAATGTAGCTGGTTATGTACCTAAGAATAATAAGCTTTTTACCTATCCATATTTCTATCTTCGTTATTATTCTACACAAGGCGATAATCACGTTTTTCGATTTGAACTTGGAGATAGAAAGAAAAGTCTGCATATCGGATACAATATAATGTCAAATGCTGGACAGACTACAGCAATGTTTGCAGCAGAGGATTATAAAGGCTCTACTGGTTATAATCAGGAAGATGTATTTGCAATTAGCAACTGGCCTACTTGTGCATATAATACTGACATTTATAAAGTATATGTAGCACAGAATTCTAGTTCTATGGCTGTAGAAAATGCTGGTTTAGTAGCAGGCACAATGTTTGCTGGTATTAACCTGCTGACAGCTCCAGCAAAAGATGTTCAGGTCATGACTGGTAAACATCCTGCTCTTTTCCCTGAGAATACTTATGGAGCTATTGAGGGCTTAGCCAATCAAATGCTTAACATTGCTGGCACGCTTGCAAAACGTGATGATATGGACAGATTACCACCACAGAGCCATGGTTCTGTAAGTCCTTATTTCCGTTTTACTGATTCTGGTATTTTACCGACAAGGGATGCAAGTGCTCCATATGCTATGGCGAGTTATCATCATGTTACTAAAGAATTTGCAAAAGTTATTGATGATTACTGGTCTATGTTTGGCTATCCCATTCACCAAGTTCAGGTTCCTAACATTGATTCTCGTAGAAACTGGAATTATGTTAAAACGCAAAACTGTTGTTGCTTAGGTGATGTACCTGCGGAAGTTTCTACAATGATTAACAGTATCTTTAATCGTGGTGTTACATTCTGGCATAATCCCGGACTTGTTGGTAATTATGAAGCAGACAATTCTATCTATAAACGTATTCCAGAAGTAGGTGAGTAAATGAGTAAACGTTCACAAAAACCACAGCCACCTTGGATTGATTCCTATGATTTAACTATGGCAACTTATGCTAACTGGTTTAATCGTCTGTATGATGTAGCGCTTGCAAGATTCAAATGGGAAGGGCTTGAAGATTCTCCTTTTTTGGATGAACGATTTATTGAACAGTTCTTGTTCTGGCAACCTTTAATGGCTGGTTATCATGACCCTGTTATGGGCAACTTGATTCTTCCTGCTATGCCTAGTGATAACTTTGATATTATTGGTGACCCTAAATACGTTCGTGCTTATGGCTACAATTCTAACTATCAAAAAACTGGCCTTAATAAACAAAACTGTGCTTATCTCTGGTGCAATATGCGCCGTTCCCCTGACACTATTGTCATTAAACAGTTTGCACAACGTCTTACCAATATAGACAGAACGATTGACTTAAATCTTGCTGCACAGAAAACTCCACGAATTGCTTATGCAAATGAGAATACAAAACTTTCTGTACAGAATATGGTGTACCAGCAAGATAAGTATGACCCTTGGCTGTACGTTAAAGGCAATCCCTCTACTGATGATATTAAGAACATGATGGGCGTTCTAGATTTAGGCGTTCAGTATATTGGCTTACAGTTAGAGCAACAGAAAAAAGAAACTCTTGCGGAAGCTCTTACCTATTTAGGTATTGAGAGCAATTACAATATGAAAGCAGAGCGCCAGTTTACTACCGAAGTTCAAATGACCTTAGGTCAGGTAGAAGCAGACCGTCTTTCTCCATTGTACTCTCGTCAAAAATTCTGCAAGGATTATAACAGGCTCTTTGGCACTAATATCTCCGTATCTATGCGTTCCCAGCTTGAATTGACTAAGATTATGGAAGGCCGCGAGGATGAAGAGAATTTAAGTGATACCAATATTGAGGATGGTGGTGAGGATAATGAGTAAGTACACAACTCAAGTACGCTTTATCTGTGAATCAAAAGCAGGTATTGTTGAACCTTACACCAATGTTTCTTATTCAGAAATTATTGAGCGTGCTCGGCCTAAAATCTTTAATTTTGATTATCCTATCTGGAATGAGAATAAACGAAAAGAGCTTGAAACCAATATTCTTAAGCATTTCTATACAAATGAAATTGGTTCTGAAACCTTTGGCCTTTGGCAGCTGCGTCTAGATGATTGGATGAACAGCCATATGCCTTATTACAATCCCCTCTTTGAAGCACTTGATAAGCAGTATGAAATATTCTTAACTGATGATTTCTCCATTACCAGTGATGAAAATACTGAACATCATGATGTGAATACCGAGGATAGAACCAAGAACAGTAAGGTCAATATTGACGGCACCAATAATTCCAATTATACTTCCAATTCTAACAGCAATGGAGAGAATACCAATACTCATACTGATACTCCACAGGGTAATCTTGATAATTTTCTTGATGGTAAGTATATGTCGGATGCTGACCATAGTAAGGCAAGTTCTGCTAATAATTTTAGCTCTAATGCTAATTCTAACAGTAATAGCAATACCACACAGGATGATAAAAACAACACAAAGGAAAATCGTGATGGCAATGAGCACCGGGTTCTTGACCATGTAGAAAAAGGTTATCGTGGTCGCTCTCTCGTATCTATTATGAACGATTATATGAAAGAAAATACAAATATCTATAATTGTTTGTATAGAGATATGGAAGTTCTGTTTATGCGTTTATGGTAAAGAGGTGATTAGGTTTGAAGTACAATCCTTTGGACAAACTTTTCCGTTCTGTAATTCCTGTTGCCTATGATGATAGCATTAGTTACTATGAAATGGTATCTAAGGTTATCGAGGTAATGCAACAGTACATTGAAACTAGTTCCATTAGTTATGCAGACCCCATTCAATGGGATATTACTAAACAGTATCCTCGTAACACAGTTGTTGTCACTGTCAATGGTGATGGATATTTGAGCACACAGCCTGTACCTATTGGCATTGATATTGACAATGAAGATTATTGGACTAAGATTGGCAATTTTTCTGAATTATGGGGAAGTGTTAAACTTGCTATCACTCCTGTTGATGAAAAATTAAAAACTACTGCAAGTGCTAACCGTAATATTAACGACCTTGTTTGGCTTAATAATGATTTATATGTAATTCTTAAGCCTATGGATGCAGGTACTCGGTACATTGAGGGCACTAACTGTGCTAAGACTAGCATTGCTGAACGTTTGCACTATATCTTGTCGTTAAAAGTTGCCAAGTATAATCCCGATGATACATCTATCTCTTTTGGTTTCTTTAATCCTAATAATGGTACTATCGTTACTGGTGGAGATATTCATATCTATGATGCTCCTGTGGAAACTATCAAAATTGTTGGTAAATAAGAGGTGCAACTATGGCTGAGCAATTTGTTTCGAAGTTTAATATTGGTGATCAAACCATTGTGGTAAAAGATGCTAGTGCTCGTACTACTGCAAATAGTGCTAATACTAACGCTACTAATGCTCTGAATAAAGTAAAAGAGCTTGAAAAGCTCTCTCGTGTCGAGGTTAGTTATGTAGGAAATACCGAAACTATTAGTATTACGACTGGAACTCATGACGTTACTTAATAGGAGGTTGCATCATGGCTTATGTAGACAAATTTAAAATTGACAATAACAGTTATAATATTAAAGACACTGAAGGACGCACTGAAACGTCTAAGAAGATTGACAAAGATACTGATGGAAATCTTGACCAGACTGTCAGCGGTAATATGAATCAGACTGTTGATGGGAATGTGACGGTATCCGCAAATAAAGTAGAAATCTTTTCTAAAGGTGGAAAAGCATTTACTGCTCATTCGGGTGTTACTTCGGTCGGTAACACTACAGTCCCCACATATATTTATGGCAACCTAACGCTGGCATCAGCCCGTGAAACAAACATTGATGATAATTATGCTTATGTTTCTATGGGAACCGTTAGCGGCCCTGACACAAAATTTTTAACAAGTCGCACTGGTAAGATTCCTAGTTTTGTTGAGCCATCCCCTGTTAGCATTGAAAAATATCAGACGCTGAAAAAAGACGGAACTGATGATATTACCACTACCATTAACACTCATACTAAGAATGAACCTCTGTTTATTCCTGCTGGTACTTATAAGATTAGTGCGCCTTTGCAGCTGAAACATAGCCTGTATGGTGCTGGTTCTTCTCGTGACCCTGCGCGTGGAACCAGTGATACTATCTTGCAGTATACTGCTAATCCTACTGCATTTGGTAGTCAGGGTGTTATTACCGTATCTGGTGATGATGTAACTGGTAACATTGTTATTGCTAATCTGGATATTACTTGTAGTGGTATGATTGGTGGCATTGTATTTACTACCAATAAATACACTGATAACAGCATTTACAATGTAAGTATCAATAAGGTTAAGTCCTATGGTGTTTACTTGCAGCCCAGTAATAGTACGCTGAACCGTTACTGTTACATGGATAATATAATGGTATGGGGATTCAGCGATAATACTCCTGTGGAACGCTGGACTGGTTCTGTTGCATTTTTCTGGGGTAATAAAGCTCCTGACTGCGAATGTAATAACCTTGTTAATATGGTATGTCAGGTTGGTTTTGACTGCCGTACTGATGTGTATGGATGCAACTGGACTAGCTATACTGGTATTCCCTCTGGTGGTACAGGTGGTACTGATGCTAATACTTGGTGGAATAACTCCATCGCTTGCAAAGTTAGCAACAATGATATTCATGTTACTAATTTCTATGCAGATACTTGCAAATATGGTTTTGTATTCGATGGCCCAGGTAAAGCAGCAGCTTATATTAACAATTTGATTTATACCTGTAATGATGGAACTGCTACTACTGAAACTGGTTATGCAGCTATTGCTTTGATTGGTACTAGCCCTAATCCACAGTTCATTGTTAATGGTGGTATCATTAACCGTTCTGCTAAAGTTAGTACTACCATTCAGTCGATTGGTACTTATCCTGTTACTAATGCTGTATGCAAGCTTGATGATGTTTACATTTATACTAAGCGCGAATATATCTTTGGCAGTGATGCCGTAAATCGTGGTCAGTATATCTGTGCATCTGGTGAACATCGTTGCATTGACCTTGCTATTACTAATCAGACACAGTATATCGTTGCTGGTCAGTCTGAATCTGGTGACCCTAACCAGTACAAAGCATTTGCTTATATTCCTGTTCCTAATAATTCAGTTACTTCTCAAGGTTCTATCCGTGTAATGGATAGAAACAACATTGACTTTACTGTTTATCTTAGCAATAATCCTGAATCTGGCGACTTATTTGCTATCAGCGCAGTTGATAATCGCCAACTCAATAAATCCATTTATGGTGCTACTGCTGGTGCAGGCAGAAATGTCACTTGGGATGTAGTTGACAACTTGGATAAGCTTTATTATACTAATGACGGAAATGCTATTATCCTTTATTTCAAACGTCCCGCATCTTATGCTGTCACAGTTCAGGTTTCCGGATTTATGGATGGTAACTCTCCTGTAATTCTCGACCGCATTAGGAATGAAGATGGTACTCCGATGGACTATCCACGCTGGACTAACCACAATGGTATGACTGCTATTAAGGTTCTTCGTCCTAATATTTCTTAACAGAAAAAACAGCCCCTAAGTGGTTATCCACCTAGGGGCCTTTTTCTATTTAATTAAAATGGCAATTCATTGGGGAGCTTGTCAGTAAACCTCACTTTCATCTTCCTCTTCATCTTCCTCTTCATCTTCACCAAGCGCTCCAAAAGCCTTAAGGATAGAATCACTCATAACTTTACGAAATTTTTTAGTGATGGGATAGCAAATATCATGCCATTCATCTTGCCTATTTTTTGCGCTGGGCATTGCAACGAACAGCCCTTTACTTCCATCCATAATCTTAATTCCAGAAATGCAGAACACATTTGCAAGCGTAATGGAAACCATAGCACAACAATTAGACTTCTTGTTATTGATAGGGAAGATACGAATATCAGAGATGATAGAGGGAGTGGATTTAGCAGAATTGGTGGCCTTAGCGGATGCTTTCTTGTTAGTGTACATAGTTAGTTCTCCTTTGTTAAATAATGGTAAGTAAGAAATTTATATTGAGGACAGTTTTTATACTGCCCGCAACAATCGGTTTTAAGGTTGTACTCTTGGCGTGACACTCTCATACCCTCACAACGAATGTAATTTGTTGTATGAGAAATATAATAAGGACATATAGCTCTTCTACTAATTCTGTAAGAATCTTTTTCTTTCAATTAAATCATCTCCTATCACTCCATTCCCACTGGAATATACTTGCAGGATTGCCATCAATTAACATAGCATATTCTTTGTCAGATTGTACCTTATGATAAGTTCCATAAAGTTCTTTATCATTTTCGTCATGGTCTATGCTAACAACTTCAGGCAAATAATCTATATAAGATTCTCCACGCAATGAATAACAGAATGAATAATACATTCTATTAACAGGACTATTTGTTGAGCGTAATGTGTACCCACAAGGTTCTAGCACAGTTACAGAATATTCGTCTAGGTGGTCTGTTTCTCCATTATCATCCGTAAAATCTCCTATAATATGCGTTCCTGGAGTTTTACGGATAAGCTTCTTGTTTATGGATTCATCATAACTGATATTAGGACGAAAATATTCTTGTACTAGGTACTCAAAATCTTCATCGTTTACTATTTGTGTAAACAATTCAGAAAGCTGTTTCTTGCTAGCACCTGCTACAGTAGCCTTAACTTTTAAGTGTTTATCTGCATCTAAGTATGTTGCACAATAGCATTTACTTCCCCATGTTACAAAATCTTCATAGTGACCATCGAAGTCCATAATACCAAAATTATAACAATCTTTATTCTCACTGTTATTGAGAATATTTTCATTAAATCTATCAACGGCCTTTTGAACATCTTCGTTATAACCAACAAAATAGCCGCTGTCCGTATCATGGTAAAGAGGTTCAATGCCTTGGCTTAATACTAGATAAAGCATGAAACAAATAAGGTGCAATCTACTGTAAGCAACTGTATATAAACCATCTGTGAAAATATTTAGGGAATTTCTGGACTTAAGAAACTTAACCCCAGTTGGAATCCATTCAAATTTATCACCGTCCCCCTGCACGCCAACTTCCTGTCGTAATGGCTTCATGGCTGAACATCCATACTGACCATTCAATCCACCTTTGCTTGCCATTAAGGCGAAATGGACTAAATCTTTGTTATGGGTATTCATAATTTCTTGTGCCACAGAATCATCATAAAGCTGTAATCCCTCAAATGTAAAATCGTTTAGCGTTTCTACATGGTCGGCAACTTTATGTTCAAGCTTCTTGAATCCTGTTTTCTGGCGTGCATAATATTTAACTGTATTGCGTAAAGGCTTGTTAATAAACTTATGGGCTGTTGCATAATAAAGTTCATCACATTCTGAACTACTATAATCATAAAGCATTTGAATTAACATGAAGTCAATATCACAGCCATGAAATGTAAGTTCATCTGCTTTGACTACTTTACCATTATCAAAGTTACCATTTTTAACATTAGTGCATTTAGATGTACTGATATAGCTGTAAATACAGTTACCAAAATCCTTAGCGTTAATATTATAAAAGATAACGTTAGCCATAAAGTTATATTTTATTGGCCTTTCAAACAAAATTGATTCGCGGTATGCTGCTTGGAGGACTGAATAGAATTTAACATCTTTACATCCATATAGCTTAATCCGCTGGTCGGGATAATCGAAGAACCCTGAGTTAGCGCCGCTTTCGCAGCCAGATAAGAACTCATAGTTTGCAGACTGAAAATTTTGGTAACATTCATTAGGATTAACCTCCTTTCTCCATTTGTAAGGAAATCGCCTACCATACATTGCTGACGGGTGCATAGAACTTGCATCAAAGCACCAAACATCCTTAAATATTTTACCTACTGCGTAAGGATTAGCATGGGTATAACCACCTGCAAGACACTCCTGAAAGAACTTCATAAATGGTTCGTTGTTCTTAAGTTCTATTGCCGCTGTGAATTGCGCAGTGTGAACTTCTTTGTCGGTAGCAATATTTCTGTTAAGCCTTGTTTCACGCTTAATCATTGATGTGTTAGAAACACCAATATCTGATACATTATCAACTTTGGTGAAGTTTGCCATGTATCGACATAGTGCATACAAAACAAGCTTACAGTCACGTTCATTATAAATGTATTCAGAATCAGGTAAATCTGACCACCAATAATATTTCTGGTCGTAACCACCTTTGACTTCTTTAAGTTTAGGAACTCCAAGCTCTGTACCGATAAGCTCAAGGCTTTTACATGAAAGAATCTTGAAGCTGTCATAAAATTCGAGATGGTCAAAAGCTGCTACTAATGGTTGGTGCGGAGCAACTGCAATGAAACGTTTAGGATTAAAGTTTTTAATACAGAAATTTATGTTACGCATCATTGCTTCAAATTCATAACTTAAGTTATGTACAAAGATTTTAACATACACATCATCATTCTTAGCGTCCTCATTGATTCTCTCAAATTCTGAAGAAATTGAATCATAAGTTCTAAAGAAATTATAATCCATTTCATTCTCAAAATCACTAAATGGTGCATGAGGTATAGGACGATAAGCAAATGAAGCTAGGCCATGAAGATAAGTGCTTTGCAGATGCTCTTTAAGTTCATCCTCACCATATATTAAGGATGATGTTTCAATATCATAACAATATATGATAGTTGAATACTTATGTTCATTGCGCTTTCTCACATACAGCACCACCTTCTTTCATTCGTAAATGTTACCATAAATTATATTGAGATGCAAGCTCTGTGAATTCTTTATAAACTTTTTTATGCTTATCTATAAATTCTTCGTTAGCCTGCGTAATAGACCTAAGTTTATCGCTCGCGTCAGTCAGAACTTTACCAATCTGGTCAGAATTCCTTAGCAGATTGTCATATTCTGCATAAGCTCTGTCTATATCTACTAACGTATTCAGTCCTAACTTTTGACCTAATACACATAATCTTTTCAAATCTTCTGGGGGAATATCTCTGCTATAGGTGCCCATAAGATTGTTAAGTATACCAGAAATTGCTCCCCATTTCTTTTTACCGAAATAAGCGTCTGGGTTTTTAAGAATCTTATATGCTGCATCGCTATAATTAAATACATCCTCAAGACGATTAGCCACTCTCAATGACCTATAACTACTTTTAACAGATTTATGCAAGGAATGAATATGCTCTGAGTATTTAGACAAATACTCTTGCATAAGCTTTTGTGATGTTTTATCTTCAACATTATCAGCTGCATCAATAAGGTCGTTATACAGTTTTTCAGCTTCATCAAGAGCAGTATTAGCAGTAAATTTCAGAGCATTAGCAACATCAGTAGACTGCCTACCTCTAAGACTTTCTTTAAGCTCACCTGTTACAGTTATACCAGCTCTTCTAGATTTACGTCTTGTTGCGCCTATCTTTTCCAGTAACCTGGTTGCTTCGGCTTGGCGCTTAAATTCTTTATGGTTCTGTGCCATTACGCTTAGATTCCTCCTGACATACATCAATATATGCAACCTGCAATGATTCACAGAATTGATTCAAACCACATGCAGAATCACAATATCTAATATTCGGACAAGGAGTTCCAGTTATACAATGACTAATAAAATTTTTTAATTTGGCTAAATATAGGTCATCATATTTATCAAGATGAAGAATCATAATTAAAACTCACCTCTATTTGTAAGCTCTTCTCTAACATCATTATCATAACGGTCAAGCAGATAACACAATTCTCTAAGCTGACAATCTTGGCAATCCTTATCCATGAAGTGTGTTAGCCATGAAGGACAGGCTTTAATGTACCAGTTATTGCTTAGTTTATTGAGTAGAGTAAGGGTTTCTGTATCTAAGTCTTTAATTGTCACATAATAAACACCCTCTACGTTTTCTGGCCAAACAGAATCTAAGCAATCGCCTACAAAGTATTGGTTAAATGTGCAATTAGAACTTGGTGCTACAGAATAATAAACTACTCTTCCATCATGCTCTATAATGTCAATAACCTTACCAATTTTAGCAATGGTAATTGCTCTTTTCTCTTGTCCATCTCCGTAGAAATAACCATATTCTCTTACATTGTATTTAATGATTGAGCCTATGGGAATAGGATGAATGGGAACGTAATAACGCATTGTATCAGCTCCTATACATAAAACTTAAAAGCTAGTGAATAAGATAAAAATGTGTTAGTATGTAAACTAGTAATGGTGAAGAATTTGAATTGAAGCTTCTCATACCTTGATTCTAAATTCTTAAACTGACATATCTTTTTAGTTACACCTGATTCTATAATAAATATAGTTGTTTCAGCGTGAACAGAACCACAACTACATAGAATATCATGGATTGTCATAAATATTACCTACTTTCTTAAATGAAGAGGGAGAGGGGGAGAGGGGGATTTAGAAGTTTAATAAATTGAACCCCCGATTTATTTTAGGGCTTCTCGCGACACCCCGGTGGTCGGCGCGGCGGGGTTGGTGCTAAGGTTAATGGCCATGCTAACTATTTTTCTTAACGGATGGACGCTTTAGCACTTTAAAGCAGTAAAGTATGTTAAGAATTTGTCAATCGCTTTAGAACTCTAAATTGCTAAAGTGTGTTAAGAGTTTCACAGGTTAGCAGTTAGGATTAACTATTGCTAGTTATTTATACTTAATGGTAAAGACTTCTAATTAAAAATTTGTATAAAAATGCGCTGCCATTAAGGGCAGCGCGTATTTTATTTTTTGGGTCAGTACTGATTTAATGCCGTGGCAATAACGCTTGCAAAGTCGTCTTCTATGTTTTTCTGAGCAACGCGCTTGCCAATTCTTGAATTGTTATACAAATTCACCGTATGCGGGCGGCTCCATCCGGTTTGTAATTCATATCGAATCCAATTCCGGAACTTTGCAATGTGGCTTACCGTTGTGTGGCTATAATAATCAAATACCCATAAAATACCAGTTGAACGCTGAAAAACAGCTACAATAGTTGAATAGCTTTTTAAAATGATGAAATCGGAATTGCAAGGCGTAAAAATCCATGCTTTACAAGAATAAAGTTGTTCTGCCTGACCTTTAACAGCGCGGTTGTACTCTTTTATAACGGCGTCTGCTAGCTCCTGACGTGTATTGTACATCATTTCGAAAACACCGCCTTTACAAAGTCGTCAATGGATTCACTATTATTCACATCATGTATAATAGATGGTTTATAGATGCTAGAAAAACCGGACGCGGCAAATCCATTTTCACAAACGGCAACACTACAAAAAGCCATATCCACAAGCCCACAATCATCAAATAATTCGCGCTTGATTCTAAAGCCAGCATCAATGCCAGATTTTTGGGGCCTGATTGTAACAAGATGCATTTTCATTTTTATACCCTCTTTTAATTTATTTTCGCTTTTCAGCGTGGAAGCGGGCTTTCACGATTAACCCGCCGGAACGTTAATGTTTTACTGCTGGGAAAGTGGGCGATCAATAGCCACTGCTACGGCATTAAATACCTCGCGCGGGATGCCTAGCGTGTTTTCGTCCTTGGGCTGCACGTCCAGCACTTGCCACTTAGTGCAAGGTTCGGAGTTGTGCAAGGCTTTTTCAACCTTTTCAGCGTCAAGAACACCGTCAAACTGCTTTACAATTTCGCCAGATTCAACAGAAAAATCATCGTTGAAACGGGCGTATTTTACGCGGGCAACGGTGCCAGCCTTAACGGTGCGGCTAACGCATGCAGTGCTCTTAGGCTTGTCATTAATAGGGCGGGTGATTGTAATAATCTCGTTTTCGCCGTCAATAGTTTTTTCGATTTTCCAATTAGTCATAATAAATACCTCTCATTTATAATTGTTGCCCATACCTTTTTTATAGCGCGGGCGCAACGCTGATAAATGTTTCTTTTTACATGCAATCTATCTTGCATGACCCATATCTATTTATAGCGTGGGCGGCGCTGTTGGATGTTTCTTTTTACATGCAATCCAAACTTGCATGACGGCCGGGGGCTTTCCTGCGTGGCTTTTCCCCTTTGCTATGATACAAGTATATCATGCCTATATAGGTGATACAAGTACTATTTATTGCAAGTTTTTTAATCGTTGCAACGTGCAAAATGCTATTATTACATGTATTTTTGTTTCATGATAAATTGTACTAAATCGTTAAAGTACTATAAATGGGACTTGTTAGAATACGATAAATAGGACTAGATATTTGCTGCAATTTTATATAATTTTGTTACATGACAACCCGCAGTCAATAGTCAGGCGGTCAGGTGGTCAGGTGGTCAGGTGGTCAGGTGGTCAGGTGGTCAGGTGGTCAGGTGGTCAGGTGGTCAGGTGGTCAGGTGGTCAGGTGGTCAGGTGGTCA